GAGAAAGGGGCGTTAAAGAACGCGGTACTTCCGTACATCTCAGACTTAATGAAGTCCAACAATAGGTTCTTCCGTATAGATGAACTTACTCACGGTAATAAAAAGAAAACAGATAGGATTGTTTGGGCGTTACAAGGTAGGTTTGAACACGGTAAGATAACACTTAACAAGGGAGACTGGAACGCTACATTCTTGGATGAACTATTCCAATTCCCCAATCAGCTTGTACATGATGACTTGATTGACTCGTTGGCGTACATAGACCAGTTAGCCAATATAGCATACACGTCAGATTATGTAGAAGAAGACTATGAATTTTTAGACGCATACGCAGGGTACTAATATGTTATTAGAGGACAAAGAAGAATTCACAATCGAGCAAAACCTAGAAGGTTGGGTCATCGATAAATGTCAGAGTTGGCGTGACCACTTTGAATCTAACTACTCACAGAAGTTTGATGAGTACTATCGCCTTTGGCGTGGACAGTGGGCGGCAGAGGACAGAACAAGAGATTCAGAACGCTCTAAGATTATCTCCCCCGCATTACAACAAGCAGTTGAGTCATCCGTTGCGGAACTAGAGGAAGCTACGTTTGGTCGTGGCAAGTGGTTTGACATCGAAGATGATATGGCAGACCCAGATAACACAGACATTGCTGTACTGCGTGAAGTCCTATACAAAGACTTTAAAAAGAATAAAATCCGTAAGAGCGTAGCAGAGTGTCTTATCAACGCGGCAGTATTTGGTACAGGTATTGCTGAAGTAGTATTAGAAGAAGAGAAAGAGTTTCAACCTGCAACACAACCTATAATGGGTGGCGACTTAACAGCGGTTGGTGTCAACATCGTAGACAAAACCTGCGTAAAGCTACGACCAGTAATGCCACAGAACTTCCTTATCGACCCATTAGCTACCTCCGTTGAAGAAGCGTTGGGTTGTGCTGTAGATGAATTTGTACCTACACACCTAGTAGACCAACTACAAGAGCAAGGTGTTTACCGTAACGTATATGTAGGCGAAGCCGCACCAGACTTCGACATTGAGCCAGATAAAGATTTGTCAGTGTTTGAAGACGATAAGGTACGCCTAACTAAGTACTACGGTTTAGTACCTCGTCATTTATTAAAAGCGGCACAAGAAGAAGAAGATGCAGAACAAGAAGTAGAAGAATTAGTCGCTAGTGATGAAGAAGATACTTCATACTACGTAGAAGCTATCGTTGTTATTGCTAATGACGGTACACTACTTAAAGCGGAAGCTAATCCATACATGATGGGTGACAGACCTATCGTTGCATTCCCTTGGGATGTCGTTCCTAGCCGCTTTTGGGGCAGAGGGGTATGTGAGAAAGGGTATAACTCACAAAAGGCGTTAGACGCTGAAATACGAGCCAGAATAGATGCTCTCGCACTGACTATACACCCAATGATGGCTATGGATGCTACTCGTATGCCTCGTGGTGCTAGAACGGAAGTACGAGCAGGTAAGACTATCCTAACCAACGGCTCACCAAAAGAAGTGTTACAACCGCTTAACTTTGGTAACGTAAGTCAAGTTACCTTTGCACAGGCGGCAGAACTACAGAAGATGGTACAGACAGCTACAGGTGCTATTGACTCCGCAGGTATAGCAGGGTCTATCAATGGTGATGCTACTGCGGCAGGTATCTCCATGTCGCTAGGTGCTATTATTAAACGGCATAAGCGTACTCTGATTAACTTCCAAGAATCATTCCTTATTCCATTTGTAACCAAAGCCGCCCATAGGTATATGCAGTTCAACCCAGAGAAGTACCCTGTAGCTGACTATAAGTTCCATACCTCAAGCAGTCTTGGTATCATTGCGCGTGAGTACGAGGTTCAAAACCGACAGCCCAATGTACTCACAGTTGATTATGTCAATCGTGGACAACATGAACTTGTCCAATCGTGAAGAACTTGTTGCGGCTCTACAGCAAGCCAATCAGCCTAACCCAGAAGCACAACAGATGGCTATGGCGGCTCAACAAGCACAGATTGAATTCCAGAAATCACAGACAGCGGCACTACAAGGTCAAGCACTTGAGTCACAAGCTAGAGCGCAGAAGTACCTTACTGATGCACAGGCAGTACCACAGGAGTTGGAAATTGACCGCATAAGAGCAATATCGGCAAATTTAAATGTAGGTGATGCAGACGATAAAGAATTTGAGAAACGACTCAAAATCTCGGAGCAGTTACTAAAAGAACGTGAGGTAGCTGTAAAAGAAAACCAACAAGGAAAAACTAATGGTAACACAGCACAGCCTCAACGAAGTAATCAACCAAGTCAACCAAGCCTTCGACAAAACATTCAAGAAACTCGCGGAATTGGAAGCGGAAGTCCAAACCCTGCAAGAGTCCCTCAAGGAGGTCAAGCCTAATGCCCCCAAAAAAACCAGACCCAAGACTAGCAAGAGCAGGAGTTAGTGGTTATAACAAACCAAAGCGTACCCCTAATCATCCAAAGAAAAGCCATGTTGTCGTGGCGAAGGAAGGTGACAAAGTCAAGACAATTAGGTTTGGAGAACAGGGGGCAAAGACCGCAGGTAAACCTAAAGCAGGTGAATCTGCTCGTATGAAGGCGAAACGTAAATCCTTTAAGGCGAGACATGGTAAAAACATAGCCAAAGGTAAAATGTCAGCGGCTTACTGGGCTGATAAAGTGAAATGGTAAAACAGAGAGGTAATTAGTATGCCATATGGTAAAGGTACATACGGAACTAAGGTCGGAAGACCACCAAAGAAAAAGAAAGCTATTAAAAGAAAGCCTAAGAAGTAACGGCTAGGACATACGAAGCCAAGTGGAAACGTATTGTAGCCGATGTAAAAGCAGGTTCAAAGGCGGTAAAGCAAGACATAGAAAATAATACTTGACATTTTCATAAAAATATGTTATAATATATACTATAGTATACGTTGTATATTATATTAAATTATAAACTAAAGCTGTCCTATAGGGAGAAACAGTGTATGACTGATGTAGAACTAGAGAAATACTATCGCTCATTAGAAGATATGTTCCGTACAGATGGATGGAAAAATCTGTTAGAAGACTTGAGAGGTAGTGCGTTACAGCTTAACTCAGTAGAAGCCTGTAAAGATGACAAAGACCTTTACTTCCGTAAGGGACAACTGGTAGTCATGGCTAACCTACTAAACCTGCAAGAGCAAATACAAACAGCCAAGGAAGATTATGAGGAAGTAAACAAAGAATGAGAGTTCTCCTTGACTTCCGATGTGACAACGGACATACAACGGAAAGGTTCATAGATTCAGAAACAAAAGAGATACCTTGTCCCGAATGTTCATTAATGGCTAGAAAAGTTATATCTCCTGTTCGCAGTTATTTAGACCCCCATTGTGGTGATTTTTTAGGTGCTACAACCAAGTGGGTGAGAAACCGCGAAAAGCAGATACAAAAAGAACGTAGAGACAACTCCTAACCGAATCTCTACACAATCCACCTCCACAATCATTTATGACGGAGTTTAATAATGGCAAGAATATTAGAAGAGCGTACAGAAGTAATCGAAGACCCAGAAACTCAAGAGACTCTGGAAGAGGAGACAACTCTTGAACAACAAGAAACCACAGAAGAACAAGAAGTACCACAGAAGTATCAAGGAAAGAGTACAGCCGAAATTATACGGATGCACCAAGAGGCTGAGAAACTTTTAGGTAAACAAAGTTCGGAAGTAGGTGAACTGCGGAAGGTCGTTGACGATTACATCCAAACACAACTCTCAGAGCAAGCACCGCAACAAAGTGAACCAGAACAAGAAGAAATAGACTTTTTCTCAGACCCCGACAGGGCAGTCGCAAGGGCTATTGATAATCACCCTAAGATAAAGGAAGCTGAACAAATCAGTAACCGCTATCGTCAGTCAACAGCTATGGCTGAACTTCAAAGACGACATCCTGATATGCAAGGAATTTTGAAGGACAGTAAGTTTGTTGATTGGATTAAGGGTTCTAAGATTAGACAACAGCTTTTCGTACAGGCAGACCAACAGTATGATTACGAAGCCGCTGATGAGCTTTTCACTACATGGAAAGAACGACAGCAGATAGTAGGTCAAACTGCCGCCACTGAAAAGAACGAGCGTAAGAAGGCTGTCAAAGCCGCTAGTACAGGTAATGTACGAGGCAGTGGAGAACAGTCAGCTAAAAAAGTCTATAGACGTTCTGACATTATTAAACTTATGAAGGAAGACCCAGAACGCTATATGAGTTTGTCCAATGAAATCATGGCGGCTTATGCAGAAGGGAGGGTCAGACAATAATAAATTATTTTAGGAGATGGTCAAATGGCTGATTCAACTTATCCCGCAACTGGCGGTTTTGTAGACAACACTAGCGCGGCTACGTTTATTCCAGA